ACTCGCGTCACGCTATCTAACTGGAAGAACAAACGCAGCGAACCAATGCTGGGCGCATACCTGGCAGCGTTTCATGCACTCGAGCGCATAATTGCAGCCAGGGCAGTCGATTGATCATGAAGCGATTCGGTAAATACCGCGCTGTCAAGGCGCAGTGCAATGCTGGTCACACGCATGATAGCAAGCGTGAAGCCCTGTGTTGCAATGAGCTTCACATATTGCAAGCGGCTGGTGAGATAAGTGATCTGACGATCCACCCGACATATTATTTCGTCATCAATGGCAAGCAGCTAAAGCATCCTAATGGTAGGCGCGTTGCTTATAAATCTGACTTTGAATATGTTGAAAACGGTATGTTAGTGACCCACGAAGTTAAGGGAGTCGTTGTCAGAGATTGGCCCCTGCGCCGCGCTGTCTTTAAGGCTCTGTTCCCGAATCACGATCTACGGGAGACCAAATAAAAATGGGTGACCGAAGCCACCCAAGGTTGTTTTGGCAAGGAGCACCAAGCGGCGGATAATACGGAAAAACTGTGCGCTGGTCAATGATGTATAAATTCGCTTTTATAAATCACGGAATGCGGTTATATAAGAGCGAGCGGGGAATGCTGAAAAAGCAAAAGCACTCGACCCGCTCTAACAACGCCTAACACAGGAAGGCATCGCTATGTTGTGTAATACACGCCACAGAACCATCACGCAAGACTTTGCGTCATGAGTATCAAATTAATGACAGCAGTATGGGATAGGGAAGACCTATCATCTACGCAAAAGCTTGTCCTTCTGTCTTTGGCAGATTGGGCAAACGATGAAGGTTTGTGCTGGCCTTCAATTGAGCGAGTAGCTAAAAAATCATCATTAAAAAAACGGGCTGTTCAACTGGCAATTAGATCGCTGGAAGAAATGCAGTTTATTCGCCGTGAAGAAGTGATCGGCAAGGGCAATAGGTATTGGATTCAGATACCCATGCAGCAAATGCACCCGTGCACTAAAGACATACCACCCGTGCACCAGATGCATGAGACCCCTGCACCAGATGCACCCAATACATTAAAGATACATCAATTAACCACCAAGTATATAATAGAGGGGTATCCAGTTTGGTTGCCGATTGATTCTTGGAAGGGTTGGGTGGAGATGCGAAAGCAACGCAAGCGCCCATTAACCGATAGAGCAAAAGCACGGGCGTTCACCAAGCTGGAAGCCCTGCACTTGGCAGGACACGACATAAACGAATTGCTAGATCGTTCGACAATCAACGGCTGGCTGGATATATACGAACCGAAAGGCGCGACCAATGCAGGAAATAGCAAACACGCAGCAGAGCCAACCAACCCAATGGTCAGAGCAGTCATTGCCAGCCAAGCTAGACGAGCTGCTGATGGGGAGCGACCTACCGACGATTGGGCCTAAGTCGGCTGAGACCCTTCAACAGTTTGTTGATGCCGCTAGACCACCAATGCCCGAGCGCGAACAGGTGGAGGTCATGATCGCCAAGCTATCATTAGCCACTGCCAGCCAGAAGCGCAGTCAGGAAGAAGAAGCAGAGCGCCTGGAGCTATATTGGCTGACGTTGCGAATTTATCCCTTGGTCGATCTTCGAAGTGCGTTTCTAAAGCTACTGCGAACGTGCAAGTTTATGCCAACACCAGCGGAGATAGATTCGGTTGTTCAGAATGAAGGCTATGATCGCAGACGCAAGATCAATCGCGCCAAGCATCTCTTGATGATCCACTATCGTGATTATGAGCCGCCCCAAGAATATGTCACAGCCCTAGAGCTTGAAGATTTAAGAAGGAATCTGGAAATTGGCACAGCCCACAAATAGCGCAGCTACCAGTTTGATGTGCGACCTAGCCAAGTATCAGTCAGGAAGTATATCACTGAATGATATACGCCAGAACTGGGCAAATGGTAAGTATGCTGAAGCGCCAAGAGAATGGGCTATTGCTGCGATTGAAGAAGCGAAGAAGCAGAAATCATAATTAATTGAACAATACGCTTTACACAGAAATCTGTTGAGCGTATGAAAATACATCAGCTAGGGGATGCTTCCCGCCAACATGGAGACTGAAATGACACCTAGAGGCCGTAACTTTGCAGAGATAGATGCTATTGCAGAGATGTATGATTACACTCTTGCTGATATTTTAGGCAAACAAAAAAATAGGACATTGGTTAAGGTAAGGCGCAAGTGCGTGGTTATGCTGCGAGACAAAGGCTATTCTACCACAGAGATTGGCCGCATCATGCAGCGCGACCACAGCACCATATGCCATGCGTTAAATATGTATGTAGTGAAAGGCGAGGGCGATGACTGAGCAATCTAATCCATATTTCATTGCTGGCCCCGCACTTATATCGTTCAGCGGCGGCAGAACGTCTGGCTATATGCTGAAACAAATAATTGATGCACACGGCGGAATATTGCCTAATGACGTTTATGTTGTTTTTGCAAACACGGGAAAGGAGCGGGAAGAAACGCTTCGTTTTGTTCATGAGTGTGGAACTCGTTGGGGCATATATATTCATTGGGTAGAGTGGGCGGAATCTCCTAAAAGACGGAAAGCTGGCGAGCTAAAGCTTGACCCAATATCTGACGCACAACGCCGCTTCAGTTTTGTAGGATATAACAGCGCCAGCCGTAATGGGGAGCCGTTTGCAAAACTAATAGAGCGAAAGCGTTTCCTGCCAACAACCACAATGCGATATTGCACTTCAACCCTTAAAGTTGAAACACTAAAGTGGTTTATGATTGCCCAAGGTCATGAAACTTGGTTAAATGTTATTGGCCTTCGTGGTGATGAAATGCACCGCGTTTTCAAACAAATTGAGCGCAATGAACAGGCAAAGGAACGTTGGCAATCTGTAATGCCAATGGCAAAAAATGGCTCTGGAGCAAATGGCAGAATGGTAAGGGAGCAGGATGTTTTAGATTTTTGGAAGCAACAGCCTTTTGATTTGGGTTTAAAAAGCTATGAAGGTAATTGCGACCTATGCTTTCTAAAAAGCAGAGGCAAACTGTTGAAATTAATTAGAGACAATCCAACCAGTGCAGAGTAGTGGTCGGAGCAAGAAAAAATACGGTCGCAACGCAACGGCGGAAATGTATCAAAAAGTTCTGGGCAATTTAGGAGAGATGAAGGTTATAATCAAATTGCAGCAGCTGCTGTAAATAGCATAGAGTTGCCAATGTTTGATGATGGTGAAGAATATGACGCAGAATGCGGATTATGGTGTGGAGAAGCAGCATGACACCAGCGAAGCTTAAACTTGCTAGAGTAGCTATGGGCTACAGTGTAACAGAGATGGCTGACGCTTTACGCCTATCGCCAGACAACGGCGCAACAAGCATACGCAAGATGGAATCTGGCAAGGTGCGTATCAGTGGGCCTATTATGGTTGCAGTCGATGCAATGCTAAAGGGCTATGACCCATTCGGTGATGATTATGACGCAGAATAGGTCTAGTGCTGTAATGCAGCAACGGTCTGAGCCTCACGATAGCTTGGATGACTTTCCAACACCACCTTGGGCAACTAGAGCTTTGTGTGAGTGGTTGCGTGACTTTCATGAAGAACAAATGCACACCATGAACGTAAGGGAACCAGCAGCAAATCGTGGTCATATGGTAAAAGTATTATCTGAATACTTTGCTTATGTTGAAGCATCAGATGTTCACGATTATGGCGTTGGCTATCCTGTTGCTGATTATCTTTGGGGGCAGAATCCAGACGATGCTGATTGGACAATAACAAATCCTCCGTTTCGTTTGGCAGAGCAGTTTATACAACGGGCATTGGCAAGCAGCAGAGGTGGGGTTGCAGTTATTGTCAGAAGTGCTTTTCTTGAAGGTAAAGCACGTTTTGAAAATTTATTTAGTAAAACACCACCGAGGTATGTTCTGCAATTTGTTGAACGTGCGCCAATGTGCAAGGGAAAGATTGACCCGAATGTATCAAGCGCAACTTCTTATAGCTGGCTTGTTTGGTTTCCATATTTAGTTGATGTTGAAACAACTTTGCAATGGATAGCGCCTTGCCGCAAACGCTTAGAGCGTGCATCTGATTATGAGGAAACAACATGATTGATACTGGTGAGGGCTCTAACTGGAAGTCTGCACTTGAGCCAGACAATCGCAGTTTGAAATTTTACACAACAGAAGAACTTAACGCTCCGTTTGTGTTGGAAGCAATTCAACGCTGGCACGGATGCACAATAGGTGAGGCAGTCATTAAGCGCGATGAAGAATTAGCTTGTCGCACAGAGGTGGATGAACATGGATAATCCCAGTAGCTACCAGATCGGCGGAGATCACTACGCATCAAAGGCTGTCCAGCCTTGGCAAGCAATGGCAGCATGGATGACTAAGGAAGCATTTGCTGGATTTTTACATGGCAACTGCATAAAATATCTGGCTCGATATAAAGACAAGAATGGAGTGCAGGACTTACAGAAGTGCCAGCACTATCTTTCAAAGCTTATTGAGTTGGAATCTGGACACAATGAAGAAGATGCTTTAAAAGGTTAGCACCAGACCTTTTATGGAAGCTGAGACACATGGCGTTAACACCTAAACAAGAGCGATTCGCTCACGAAGTTGCATCGGGCAAAAGTCAAGCAGAGGCTTACAGAACAGCCTTTAATGTTAAGCCGACAACTAAACCAGAGACCAGCCAAGCAAATGCTTGTAGGCTAATGGCAGATAGCAATGTTTCAACAAGGGTTGCTGAATTACGAGCAGCAGTTGCTGAACGTGTCACATGGACGCTGGCAGACAGCCTTGATGTGTTGTCTACGATAGCCAAAGGATTAGACGCAGACGCAAAGCCAAGCGACAAGGTAAACGCTGTAAAGGCCATCAACGCAATGATTGGGCTTGACGCTCCATCTAAGCTTAGTGTCACTGGCAGTCTCGTTACACACATCCAGCGCGAAGTGATTGATGACAACGCTGAAGATTAAAACCCCGCGCTGGTTCAAGCCATTCCTAAAGCCTAGTCGCTATAAAGGCGCACATGGTGGTCGTGGATCGGGAAAGAGCCATGCCTTTGCGGAAATGGTAATAGAAGCGCACGTTATGGATCAGCGGCGCAGAACAGTTTGCGTTCGTGAAATACAGAAGTCGCTATCGCAGTCGGTCAAGCGTTTGCTGGAGCTAAAGATTGAGCAGCTTGGCGTTCAGGATTACTTTGAGATTCAGGAAAGCCAGATCAAGTCACGGCATGGCGATGGCCTAATCATCTTCCAGGGGATGCAGAACCACACGGCTGACTCCATCAAGTCGCTAGAAGGTTATGACTGCGCCTGGGTGGAAGAATCGCAGACACTATCGCAACGCTCGCTCGATCTATTGCGTCCGACAATCCGTAAGCCAGACAGTGAGCTATGGTTCACATGGAACCCGCTTAACAGCAGCGACCCGATTGATATGCTCCTGCGTGGCCCAAGCCCACCGCCTGACGCTGTGGTTGCACAGGTAAACTATCGAGACAACCCTTGGTTCCCTGATGTGCTTAAATCAGAAATGGAATACGATAGGGATAGAGACCCTGACAAATACAAGCACGTTTGGCTGGGCAGCTATTCATCTAACAGCGAAGCGCGTGTATTCCGTAACTGGAAGGTTGAGGACTTCGAAACACCAGAGGACGCAACGCATCGCTTTGGTGCTGACTGGGGCTTTGCATCTGACCCGACTGTTCTAATCCGCTGCCATGTTGTTGGCCGCACAATCTATGTCGATCATGAAGCGTATCGCGTTGGCTGTGAGATCATGGACACGCCAGACCTATTCTTCACTGTGCCTGACTCTGAAAAGTGGCCCATCGTTGCTGACAGCGCCAGACCTGAAACGATTAGCCACATGAGAAAGCACGGCTTCCCAAAGATTATGGCGGCAGTCAAAGGGCCTAAGTCTGTAGAGGAAGGCGTTGAATGGTTGAAGTCATATGACATCATTGTCCACCCTCGCTGCCAACACACGATTGACGAATTAACGTGCTATAGTTATAAAACTGACCCCTTGACAGGACAAATCTTGCCAATCCTTGCAGATCGTGATAATCACCTTATAGACGCGCTACGTTATGCGTGCGAGGCCATACGTCGAGCAGTCCCTGCAAAGACTTTCGATGTGCAACCTTTGGCAACTGTGAGTAGGTGGTAAATGGCTCGATTGAATAAAGAACAACGGTTCCAGAACATCCATCAACAGGCGATGACGGAGTTCGACCGTGTTCAAACATCTGTGCGTGATGAACGCTTGCAGTGCTTACAAGATCGACGCTTCTACTCCATAGCTGGAGCGCAGTGGGAAGGCCCACTAGGTGACCAATACGAAAACAAACCACGCTTTGAGGTGAACAAGATTCACCTTAGCGTCATTCGTATCATCAACGAATATCGCAACAACCGCATCGCTG